TCATGATGCAAACGTACCCACTCCATTACTGATTGAGCTCCGGAAGGTGTAATAGGATCAAAAAGTGTTAAAGTAACATCATTCCATTTTGATTTTCCTTTTACTTTACGTAAGATGTTTATATGATTAAGAGTTACTTCACCTTGTTCAAACCCAATAGCTGATACTGCTTTAACTGTATATGCTGGAATTCCATCCACATACATGATAAATCTATTTGCTTGTTTTGGTTCAAATGCGGTGAAAAATATTTCGTTTGGATCTAATACGGCCATGTCTTTATATTTTATTTATTATAAATATTCAATTTTTAAATTCTTATTATCCGAATGTAGCTCCTGTTGGTAAGATGTTGAAATCTAACAAAATAAATTCAGCTGTTTTAGTTGGTTGTAAATAGATCTGACCTACTAATTGATTTCTATCAATCACATCTGCTGTGTTGTTAGTATCATCCATTACTACTTTGAAAGCATACAAACCTTGTCTTTGTTGTACTGATTCCAAATATGGATTTACTTGTGATAAGAAATTATTTCTGGTAGCTGCTGTATTTTGTTCAAATACTAAGTTATTAGCAACTTGAGAGATATAATTTTTCAAAGCAATCAACAAACGTCTTACATTTACTCGATCTAAAGCAGATGCTGCTTTTTGTAATGTCTTCTGACCATATACTACTACTCCAGTTCCTGGGAATGTTGCAATTGGATTAACATTACTTAAATATAATGTATCTCTGCTAGTTTGAGGAATTTTTCTTTCAGCTTGAACTACAGTTGATAAACCACCTCTATTGATACCTGCAGGTGCGAACCAAGGTTCTGCTACTCTATCGTTAAAAGTATATACTCCAGGAATCATTGTTGATGCAGGAACCCATACTTGTTTTCCACTATCTGGGTCAATGGTTTGTAACCACGGCCAGTAAGTTGCAGCGTAGCTATTATTGTAAGATGTAGCAGTGGAAGTTACTGTGGATAAATTTTGTCCATAAGCTACAGTATCAATTACAGCTATAACATCTCCTCTATTTTGACAATTAGAAATAATAGAAGTTAATTGAGATGGAGCATTTTGAGTATTCAATCCAGGTACTACTAATAAGTTATACTTATAATCATCTTGGTTACTTAACAAAGCAATAGATTGTGTATAATCATTAGCTCCAATTCCTTGAATATCACCTGTTGCAGATGATGGAATAGCATCATAATATCTTTGTCCACCACCTATAATAATATTGCCTGCAGCGCCTGCAAATGTACCAGAAGCTGCTAAAGGAATAGAAGAAGAATAAGATGCTACAGATATATTACCATTAGAATCTAAATAATTAGGAGTTGGGTTATTAACTGCTTTAACTCGAACATAACGGCTCTTATTTGTATAAGATCCAGTAGTTTGAATATAATATGTTGAACCATCATTTCTAACTTGTTGGATTTGATTACCAATAACTGCTTCAATATAATTAGAAGCAAATGGGTCTAATGACAAGTTAGTCCAAGTTTCTAAAATAATAGGAGTAGTAGTATTATCACTACCTTGTCTAACTAATAAAGTAAATGTACCTGAGGATGTATCAGGAGATACAACTTCCCATCTAACATTATCAGCTGATCCTGATGCTAATACTCCACCAACTTCAGTTCCTGTGTTATTATTACCAATACCAACATTTAAAGTTTCAAGTACAAAAGCTGTACTTCCAACACCATCAACTCCACCAGTTAAAGTGATTTGAGGAGATGAGAAAGACGTACCTGAACCTGTACTAAATGTTATACCATTATAACTAGAACCAGATAAAGAACCAGATAAAATAAACGTAGCTGAATTAGTACTAGCTGATACTACAGTTGGAATAACACTATTAATCTTACCAGCTAAATTTCCCGCAGTTATAGTAGCTGATGAACCTGAACCGAAGAAATATAACCTACCATCAGTATCATCTTCAGGAGTTCCAGATTGAGTAGCTAAGAATCGATAAACTGTAGAGTCAGTACCTGTGATTCTATACTCAGCAAAGGGAAGAGTTGGATTAATAAAGGTATAAGACCCAGTAGCAAATGCTCCAGCTGTTGATTGGACATTATTAAGTATATTTGAAGATGAAGCTGGAGTAAATGATCCGGAAGCAACACGAGTTACTAATAATGATTCACCACCATTGGTAAAATAATTATAAGTTGCTATTGAAGTGAAAAAGCTATATACTGCTCCTCCTGAGTTGAATGTAGTACCAAATTTATTTTGGTAATCACTATATGATGTAACTATTGTAGGAATACCAACTGGACCCTTTACTGTAGGACCTATAATAGCTGCCCCAACAAATATAGGACCTTGTGTGATTTGCGACTGATCATTTTCTCTCGCTAATACACCTGGGGATATTAAAGTTTCTGCCATAATTTATTAATTTTGTTATAAATATGGGAAACTTTCTCAAAAGTACTTTATTTTGAAATAAATTCTCCTGTTTCTAAAGATATAGAACCATCTCCATATTTTTGATTTAAATTATTTAATATTTGAGTTTCTTTTGATTTAATATCAATGATTTGTTTCTTAATTTCATTTTTTTGGATTTCTAATTCTAACATTTGAAATTCTGTTAAACCTAAATTTCCTACTAATGAATCAAATTCTTGTCTTAAAGAACTAATTTGTTGTAACTCTTCTTGTGTTAATTTTTTTGTTTCCATAAACTTATATTGAACTGGTTGTTTCTGTTATAACTATTACTTGACCTTTAGAATTATATTTCTTTATAGCAGTTGTGTCTTTTTGTATAATATCAGGTATGATATATCCATTTAATTTAACATCAAAGCTTGTTTTAACAGCTCTATCACTTCCGTCATTTAATTCAATAGTAGTGTTAAAAGATGATATATTAGCTTTAAATTTAAATTTATTTGGTTCACCCCAATATGAATCTGAAGCATAATTCATTGCTTCAATAACTTTATTCATTTGTTCAACATAATATGTAAACATAGTACAAGTGTAAGTTATATTTACATAATCTGGTATAACAACAGCATAATTTTCTTTTATAGGAACTCTATTATTTAGTATATCAAAGTTACTATAAGCATTTTTAGGTGTATATTTTTTAGTTAATGTTTGATATAAATGAGGTTGATTAGCATCTAATTTATTACCAATACTTTTATTTTTTTCTATAGAAGTACGTTTAAATGTAATAAGTGGAGCCATAATTTTACCATTTTTATCTCGGTAAAATCCTCCTTTTTGCATAGCAGCCCACTTTTCAGGATTACCATATATTATAGGGACTTCAATTCTATCACCATTTTGTATAACAAAAGGTTTTATTATGTTTTCCATATAATATTTAACTGAGGTATCTATATCTATGATGCCTATAGTTAAGGGTTTTGTATTGTCTCCTCTAAAAGATACTTTATCTCCTCTATTAGGTTGACCAGCATTATTGGGGTTTCCTAAATTAGCTAACTCATAAGGAGTTTGTAACTCTTTAGATATCTCTTTTTGAGATTTAGGTATTGGTTTTCTTCCTTTAGTAGCCATTATGTTCTTTCTTTAGTTAATCCTACTTTATCAGAAGGTATTAAATGAGCTGTAACAACTATTGAGAAATTTTTACCAAAATTAGTTAAATCAGTTTGATAAGCATACTCTGGATCTTTTCCTACTATAAATTGATTATCTACTACTGTGTCTATTTCAAAATAATTATCAACATATACAAACACATCACCTACTTCTGGGTATATTTGATAATCTTTTAAATCTTCTCTTAAAAAATTTACTGTAGTTGTGTGATTAACATTAGGTCCAAAATCATCATTTGACCAAGTTTTATTAAATTTAGCTATTAAACAATTTATTAAAAATGGTCCATTGTAATATTTTTGTTCATATGCTTCACCGTATATATTACTAACAGTTTTTTGAATATTAAATTTATAATATCCAACCTGTTGGGATATAATATCATTTATTAACTCTCTGTTAATTGTTGTAAATAAATTTATATCTCTACTTCCACCAAATAAAGCCATATTATCCTATATAAATTGTGTATGGTACTTGTTGTAATTCTTTTTGTCTAAAATCTGATTCTAATGATCTACGTTCTAATAATTTTTGTTTAGACATTTCATCAAAATAAGCTCTTAGTCTTTCTATTAAAGCTGTTTTTTCAGTTGTTGCGGCTGAGATTAATTCTGCTTGGTTTAATGTAACAGTAGCGTCAGGAATAGGTACAGTTGAATATTTACCTCTTACATATCCTAACATCTCTTTACATAATGCTAATGTATAATCAAAAATCCATTGTCTACCTATAGAATTAATTTGAGTATACACAGGATTAGTATAATTAGCATTAGAAGCATTTGTCACTTTATCAGCGCCTGTATTAAAAGAGTTAGTATACCTATCTTCTAGTTTAATATATTTAAATAATATGTGAGATCTATTACTATCTTCATGAGGTACAGGAAATATCCTTAATTTATTATTAATTAATTCAAATGTATAATTTGATATACGAACCTGATTACTCATCTCAATAGCTTGTATATTAGCCATGTCAAAAGCTACAGGCATCATTAAATATCCAATATTATATCCACCACCATATAAACCCCAACCATAAACACCTACTGGAGGTACACCTCCTAAACCTGCGAATCCACCATATGGAGAATACAATTG